ATGCTCCTAAGGTAGCCAGATATTGTGCTGAAAAATTAGGATACCCAGTACTTGATATAGAATTAAACGAAAGACAGTTTTATACTGCATTCGAAGAGGCTGTAACTGCATACGGAAAAGAAGTAATAGAAGCCATAGCAGCTGAAACTGTTTCTAGTCAAATCGGAGGCTCAGCTTCAGGGACTGCAGTAAATAAGACTCTATTTAAACCTTCTTTAAAAAGCGTTATTGAAACCAGCAAACAATACGGGATGGAAGCCGGTGTTGGAGGAGATGTTGATATGAAAAGTGCTCTTATAGACTTAGTAACTAATCAACAACAGTATGACTTAGAAGCTTTGATTAACGATGGAGATATAGAAATAAGAAAAGTATTTTACCAAGCTCCACCAGCTATATTAAGATATTTCGACCCTTATGCTGGAACAGGAACAGGTATACAGTCTTTAATGGACGCATTTGATTTCGGATCCTTTAGCCCAGGAGTAAATTTTCTTCTCATGCCAGCATCGTACGATATGCTTAAAGTACAGGCTATTGAATTTAACGATCAAATAAGAAAATCTGCTTATACTTTTGAAATAAACAACAATAAATTAAGAATATTTCCAGTACCAAAATCACCAGGTAAGTTAAAAGTTCAGTATTATAGAGTTGATGATAAAAAATACGATACAGCTGATGGTATAGATTTTGATGCTTCAGCAGAAACAGCAGGATCAGTATCCGGTACAGGAGGTAATACTTCATCTACAGGTGTATCTACTAATATTTCAAATGTTAATGCTCAAAATTTAATTTATGCTGAAATTAATGCTATAGGAAGACAGTGGATATTTAAGTATACTGTAGCTACCTGCAAGGAAATGTTAGCTTACATAAGAGGAAAATATCAAACAGTACCGGTACCTGGCGCAGAAGTTACAATGAATGCAGCTGATTTATTAGCAGATGCAAGAGAAGAAAAAGTATTTTTAGTAGAAGATTTAAAAGCTACAATGCAAACTGCTTCTATGACTAACCAGTTAGAATTAGCAGCTACTCAAACTAAATTTATTAATGATGCTATGCAAGGAGTACCAATGCACGTATATATAGGATAATGAAAATATTAAAACTAATATCTGAAATACAATTCTCAATCTACCAAGCAATGGTAAGAATTCGTCATTCTGAAGATGTAACAGTCCAGGATGTAGGAGAAATGTTAAGGGCAATGCCCGGAGTACTGACAATAGGTCAAGTTTCTCACAATAGTGATAATAATACAGCTGTTATTAAAGTAAAGCTACTTACTACTAAACCAGCTAGCGAAGCATTTACTTCTTTTAAAAATACCTCTATAAAGAGAATACCCGAAGTTAAAAAAGTTGAAATAGCAGATAAAACAATTGAAAAGAAAAAATAATATATGTTATTCGGCAGTCAAAAAGATTTTAACGTACTCTCAACTCATATTAGTAGAGAGATCCTAAAAGATATAGTAGAGCAAGAAATAGGTTACTACAAACTATCTTTAAATGATACCAAAGCTAATATATACGGAGAAGCTTTGGATAAGGTATACCTAGACCCAGTTAAGCTCAACTGTTTAATTACTAGAGGGGATCAAGTAATAAGTGTCGATGATTTTGGACCTGACTTAGGTAGAGATGCATCTTTCGCTTTCGTAAGACAGGATTTGGTTGATGCTAATACAGTTCCTGAAGTAGGAGATATAGTTATGTGGCATGAAGATTATTATGAAGTCGATACTGTAAGAGAGAACCAATTATTTGTAGGTAGGGACAGTGGGTACAACTTAAATAAGTACGGAGATAAGTTTGGATCTTCAGTATCTATAATAGTGGACTGTCATTTGACAAGAACAGACAGAGTAGGAATTGTTAGAGCACGATAAATATGGCTAGAAGAACTAAAATACTACCTAAAAGGCAATCTGAATTATCTCAAAATTCTATTAAAACTTATAGAGATTCTCAGAAACAACCTACACCTGATTCTATACGTGAAAATAGAGGCTATCAAACATCGGTAAAAAACGACGATGTTAAACAATTTCACATAGGGTTAAGAGATATTGATGAAACGATAGTATACTATTTTAATAATGTTATTAAACCATCTGTAAAACAGAATAATAAGAGGGTAAACGTACCCATAGTATACGGTTCTCCTGAGAGATGGGCAGCAGTTCAAAAAGATGGTTACTATCGCGATAAAAACGGTAAAATACAAACGCCATTAATAATGTTTAAAAGAGATTCTATTGAAAAAAATAGATCTTTAGGTAATAAGTTAGATGCTAACAACCCAAATAATTTCGCTATATTTGAAAAATCGTACTCTAAAAAAAATATATACGATCAATTCTCTGTACTCAATAATAGGGAACCTATTAAAGAATTATACGGGGTTATTATACCAGATTACGTAAATATAACTTATTCCTGTATAATCTTTACGGAATATGTTGAACAAATGAATAAAATAGTAGAATCTATTAACTTTGCTTCAGATGCTTATTGGGGAGACCCAGAAAAATTCAACTTTCGGGCTATGATTGATAGTTACACTACTACAACAGAAATGAATCAAGGTCAAGACCGTACAGTTAAGACTAATTTTGATATAAAAATGATGGGGCATGTAGTTCCTGATAGTATTAATACGTCTATAGCTAATATGAATAAGTTCTATTCAAAATCAGCTGTAAAATTTGGTTTAGAATTAGCAGCTACATCAGAAGTGTTAGATTCTATCGAATTATCCCCTGCGTCTAAAAATTTCAAAGGTAGATTTTACGATTCTATTACAGGTAGGACTGAAACTACTATTCAACAGAGCGGAATGACACAAACTGAAAGAACCTACTTAGGTCTTTCTATTATTATTTCTTCTAACAGCTTAACCACTAGTATAAACAGCAGTGATAATAGTATAACCTTCCAAAATGTAGCTATAGCAACGCCACCAGCTAATTTTCCCGCTTTAGAGATAAAAGATTTTCAGGTATTCATAAACGGTGTAATAGTTTCGACATCTTCTATAACTTCTATTACTCAAGTAGGGAGCAACGTAGTAATAGACTTTGGAGCAGGGCTAGGTTTCACTATTACTGACGAAATGGAAATAACATCTGTAGGAAAATTTGAAATTTAATGGCACAGATATTTTGGGAACAAATAAGAAATGAATTACCAGAAGTCGGAGAGTTTTTAACTGGCTCTTTACACTTATCTGGTTCTTTTTCTACTTCAGGTTCTTTAAATATAGATTTAGACGGAATCGACGATATTTTTAAGGTTTCTTTAGCAGGTTCTGAAAAATTTAAAATAAACACACAGGGAGTAGTACAACTATCACAATCTTTAACACCGACAGCAGTCAAAGGAGGAATTTTTTATAGTTCTAGCAATGATTATTTTTTCGGTTTTTAATAATATTTATATATAACACAAATTAAACTTTTATTTAGATAAACATGGCAACTTGGAAAAAAGTAATAGTATCGGGATCTAACATTTCTCAATTAGCAAACGATTCAGGATACTTAACGTCGGTAACGGCACAACCAGCTTTTGTTTCAGCATCAGCTGGAGGAACTGCATTAATAGCAAATAATTCATTAGGTAATCTTACATTCAGTACCGGTAGTGCCAGCACTGGTGTTGTCATATCAGGTAGTGCTGCAAATGATACCATTACATTTACTTTAGCATCTATTCCAAATACTGCTTTAGCAAATGACGGAATAACTATAGCAGGAGCTGATACTTCTTTAGGAGGTACAATCACTGCTGCAACTATTGGTAATGCAGGAGGCTTTCTTTCAGGTTCAGCTCAAATTGCTGCTAATATATCAGGTTCAATTACAGCAACATCAGCTTCAATAGCAGCAGATATCGCAGCCTTCCCATCTGCAGCAACTATATCAGGTTCTTTATCAGCAGGTGGTATAGTAGCTTTAGCAGCAGGAATAGTTTCTGCTTCTGCTTTTACTTCACCATCTCAAGGTACAGTAAGAGCTACTATAAATGGAGCAGTAACTAATGTAGATACTGGACTACAAACAGGAGATTCACCTACATTTACAAACCTAAACCTTACAGGAGATTTAACAGTACAGGGAGACCAGACTATACTAAATACTACCAATTTAGCTATTGAAGATAAGTTTATATTAATAAACTCAGGTTCAGGTACTGCAACAGACGAATCAGGTATTATTTTTGGAGGTTCAAACGGTGCTAAAAATGCAGGAGCTGCTTTAGTATGGAATGGTGACTACAATGGTAATGATGGACGTTTAGCCGTAGCTAATGCTCTTAATGCAACTGCATCAACAGCAGCAGTCTCTTACTTTGTAGGAGGTGTATTTGACGGTAGTGTAAATGATGCTGCAACAGCCCAAGCTGACCACAGAGGTAATATAAGAGTAGATTCATCTAATGATATTTTTATTTATGTGTAAATAATTAATTAATAAGTTATATTAAATTTTATGGGATTAATAGACAAAATAAAGCCTAAACAGGCTCCATCACTTTCAAAAATTGAATCCGAATTCATACTAACTAAGTTAAGGACAGCCACCTATACTGGAGAAGAATTTGAAATGTTCTATACTATTTTTAAAAAAATAGGTCAACACGTTAAATCATTAAAATAGAGACAAGGTCCTTTGGGACCTTTTGCTATTTATAAGATATATTCGTATATTATACGTATATTATTGGCCCGAAAGGGAAGTGGGCTAGAGTATTTCTAGTAGCCAACCATAATAGAACAAGATATGCCAAACTGGAAAAAAGTAATAACCAGCGGATCTTCCGCTGAACTACAATCTCTTAATGTCTCTGCTGCTGTAACAGCCTCAGGTAATATAAGCTCTTCAGCTACTATAACTGCTAACGCTTTTGTAGGAGATGGTTCAGGATTAACTAATATAGGAGGTATACCAAGCTCTACAACTATTTCAGGCTCTTTTACAACTTTAAGTGCTTCTATAGCATCAGACGTAGCATTAAACACTGCTAAAGTAACAGCTAATACCTCAAATGTAACTTCAGCAGGAGCATTAATGGACTCAGAAGTTACTGCTTTAGCTTTAATCAAAGGATTAACCGCAGCTAGTATATCTGGATCATCAAATGCATTAAGTGCTTCTGTAGCAAGTGATGTAGCTTTAAATACAGCTAAACTTACAGCTAATACAAGTAACGTTACATCAGCTGGAGCACTGATGGATTCTGAATTAGCCGAAATAGCTACAGTAAAATCTCTTCGTAAAGCTTCTATTTCAGGTTCTTCTACAGCTCTTAGCGCTTCAATAGCTTCTGACGTAGCAACAAATACAACTAAACTTACTGCTAATACTTCTAATGTAACCTCTGCAGGAGCTCTAATGGATTCGGAAGTAGCATCACTGGCAATGATTAAAAGCTTAACCGCTGCTACTATTTCAGGTTCTTCTAATTCTTTAAGTGCATCAATAGCTTCTGATGTTGCTATCAATACAGCTAAATTAACTGCAAATACTTCTAATGTTACTTCAGCCGGTGCTTTAATGGATTCTGAACTAACTAATTTAGCTGCAGTTAAAGCTATAAATCAAGGATTGACAACTACATCAAATGTAACTTTTGGAGGTATAACAGCTACATCTTTAAATGTGA